AGGCTTGCCACTGCGTTTAATGGAGCGGCGACAACGCCAACCGCCTTGAGGATTCCGCCGAATCCAAAGCTCGCCGCCTGGAGCGACAGGCCCAGCCCCGTGAGCGCGCCGCCGATTGCAACCGCCGCCACGCCGAACTTAGCGATTGTCGCGACCGTCTCTTTGTTCTTGGTGGCGAAATCGGTCAGGCCGTTGATGAGTCCGGCGATTGGCGTTGCGAGAGACATCAAGGCGGGACCAACGGCGTCCGAGATAGCGATGGCGAAACGCTCCAGGGCAGCCACGATGGTGCCGCCAGCCCCAGCCAGCCCGCTCATCATCGTCTTGAACTTGTCGCCTACCGACATCGCCCCGCCCATCGCGGCGGTCATGTCGTTGAAGCCATCAACGCCCGTGCTCGTCAGGATCGCAGCCGCACGAATGGCATCCTGTCCGAAGATCTGCCGGAAGATGTCGTCCTTCGCAGCCTGGTCGAGCCCGCCGAGCGCGCCGTTCAGCGTGCCGATGATGTCGACGAGCGGCTTCATGGAGCCGTCGGCGTTGCGGAAGCTAGCAACCGACAGGCCGATAGAGGCCAGCGCCCCGACCGCCTCGTCTGCCGGGGCCATAAGCCGCAGGAGCATCGTCTTGAGCGAAGTGCCGGCGTCGGAGCCCTTCACGCCAGCGTTGGCAAGGATCGCCAGTGCTGCCGACGTGTCGCCAATCGACTGATTCGCCAGAGCGGCGACCGCCGACACCTGCGAGAACGCCTGCGACAGACCGGCAATCGACGTGCTCGAAGCATCTGCCGCCGATGAGATCGCATTGGCCGCCACGTCAGCGGTCACGCCAAAGACCTTCATGGCGTCAGCCATAACGACGCCAGCCTCGGCCACGTCCATCTGGCCGACCGTCGCAAACTCAATCGCCGCCTGCCCTGCCCCGCCGAGCACCTGCTCGACGCTCATGCCCGCCTTGAGAAGTTCGAGGAACGAGCCAGCGATCTGCGTCGGCCCGACGCCCATCGCCTGCGACATCTGCATGGATGCCGCCTTGAGACGGTCGAGCTCCTGGGCAGTCGCCCCGGTCGACGCTTGGATATTCAACAGCGTTGACTGATATGCCGTCCCTTGCCGCACCGCAGCCGCAAACGGCGCGAGCGTCGCCACGCCGATGCCGCCGATCTTCGCACCCGCACCGGCCATCGAGCGGCCCATATTGGCCATCGCTTTGTTGATGCGATTCAGCGCAGCGAAGAACTTGCGCGGGTCTGCCCCGATCTCGACGAACGCACTGCCCGCTCTGACTGCTCCTGCGCTCATGCGAATTTGGCCCAATCTTTGCCGAAGAGCCGCTCAAGATCCTCGGGAGTTGCCTCTCGCGCCTTGGGCTTCGTCTTCTTGGCGAACGGGTTGAACTTTCGGGGGTCGGCCTTGGGGCTGTGCTTGTCTCTGTGAATGTTGGCTTGTTGCGCGATGAGGTTGGCCGTGTGCCACCACTGGTGCTCTAGTCGGCTGTCTCTAGCGAGGAGGAGTTGTCGGAGAGTCCACTTGCCGGGGTGGACGCCGAGGATTCCTGCGGCTTCCCAGACTGTGTCCCAGACTGTGCGATCAGCGTCTCCGCGCTCGCGGCTTCCAGACCCGCCTCCGCTTTCGTCAGCATCTCGCCTGCCACTTCGTCCATCTTGGCGGCGAGAAGCCCGATCATCTTGCGGAGGCGCGGCGGGAAAAAATCGACAAGCTCGGCCTCCAACGCTTTGACGCCCGCGTCGAGAGCATCGCCTCGCAGCCCTTCGAGGAATGCCTCCTTGTCGAGTCCCTTCTCCGCGACCTGCTTCACGAGGATCGCGTAGAGCACTTCGCCGATCTTGGCGTATTGCGTCCGCAGCACTTGGAACGTCTGCGAGATCGAGGCGGCGTCGACCAAGTCAAACGGCACCGTCCGCCTGGTGCCGTCCTCGTCGGTCACGTCGACCGACACCATGTCCTTGACGCGGAGCGCCGACGCCACGGTCAACGCCAGCCTCCACGGTCTGCCTTCGTCATCTTTGAACTCACGCATTGGCTACCTCAGTCCTGTGCGGGCCATCTTGCACTCAACAGAGAACGTAGCGACCCCGTCAACGGAAAAGGTTTCCGAGATGCCTGTCACGACCGCCGGGAACGACCAATTGCCAGAGCCGCCCGACACGGTGATCGACGATCCGTTTTCAAGCAGATCGAAGTTGATGTCGCTGGCGTCGTTCAGTTCAACCGTGACGGTCGCGTCGTAGCCGGTGTTGTAAACCTCGACCAGACGCGACCCGAACGCCTCAACGTCGATCGTGCGGGCCGTCTCCGTAAGGGTGACGCTCCGCGCGCTGGCGATGTTGCCGCCCAACGAGATCGAGCAGTCCTTCCCCAGCGTGATCGCCACGGGTCAGGTTCCGCCCCTGACCGTGATCGTAAACGTCACGGCACCGTCGACGCTGATGTTCTCTGTCACGCTGGTCACGGTTGCCCCGTTGTCGGCGTTGGCGTCCAGCAGGTCCGTCATCGCAACGCCGGGATCGTGGCACTCGATCTCCCAAGTCACGGCCTTGAAGCCAGCCCGCGAGACCCGGTAGCCGCCCGAAGTGTTGGAGCGGTTGGAGACATCGACCGCCTCCGACTCGACGGTCTTGGTGACGCTGATGATGTTGCCGCCGTAAGGCGCGGAAAGCGATCCGCTGCGGCCGAGGGTGACTGCCATGTGTATTGGCTCCTAGTGATCAGGTGGCTGGGGCGCGGGTGCCGGAAACGGTGTAGGTGACGATGCCGTCGATTGGCTCGGCTTGGGCGACGCTCGTAACGATGTACGAGGCGTTGCCTGTCTCGGTGCCGCCGATGGTGATCGTGGCTCCGGCTTCGCAGCCGGGGGCGTCGATGCACTCGATCTCAATGGTCTGCTCGGCCAGACCCTTGGAAAACCGACGATGCGTCAGCCCGCCGAGCGTGGTGGTGTCGATTTCGCTGGCAGACGACGAGACGGTGCAACTGCGAGCCCCGGTGATGCCGGTGAGCGTCACGTCTTTGCCGAGGACGATGGTGAACGAGCCGGACATTACTGCCCTCCTATGTGTGCGTAGTCGCCTGCGTGTGGCGATACGCTCAAACTAGGAGCGGCAGGGCGGCGACCGTAGGGGGTGTTAGCCTGCCCTGCGGAGCATATTGCGAAACTTCACGTTCGCCCTGGCGACCGCCTTCTGGACTCCGGCGGCTCCCTGCATGAACGGGCGGGCCGGATAGCGGGCCATCTTCGTGATGGTCGTCCGCTCCCAGTTGCGGCTGAACCTGGGCCGCTTGTTGGCCCACATCAGAGCGCCGTATTCGTACTGATTCTTTTGCGGCCCGAGGCTCACGCCCTTTGTAAACCGCCCCTTGGAATCACGCCCTGCCCCGCTGCTCCCGGCAGATCGCCGCAGGTAGGCGTTCCGCGCCGCCCCAACGCCGATTCGGTAGGCGGTCAACTGGAGCGTGCCGCCGAATTCGTGGAGTCGTGCCAGCCACGGGGTGCGCTGCGTGCCGATCACGACGGTCGGCATCCCGAACATTCCGCGATTCATCGTGTCCACGACGCTGTAGTAGAGCCACCGCTTCGGAGCCCACGACTTCGCCGGCTTCCCAGGCGGCCGAGGCTTGCCGCTCGATAGCATGGTCAGATCGCGGTAGAGCCCGCCGTGGAACTCAACGACGGCCCCAGAGCCGACAGCCTTATTTCCGGCCTTGGTCTGCTTGGGGGCCGCACTGCCGATACCCTTCTTCGCCGCCTGCTTCACGGCGTACCCGGCGTTGTAGAGCGACCGATAGGTCATGTCGTCGACCATCCGGCGAATCTTCGGGCGGTCAAAGAAGTTGCCGCGAACCTTCACGCGGAAGGCGAGCTCTCCCCGACTGCCAGCCGACAACTCACGGCGATTGCCGCCGATCATGCCGGGACGGATAAACGCTCGGCTTGCCCTAGCCATGCGTCACTCCACCGGGAGATTGTCGCTCTCAAGCACGCGGTAGGTGGCCGCGATGACTGCCCGCCAGACGTTGCGGTCGTTGAGAGCGTCGTCTGGGTTGATTTCGATATTCGAGCTCTCGGGGCTCGTGACGCCACCGGGCCAGTCGTCCGCGTCGACCCACTGGTGCGCCCGGATCTGGAGCAGCACCTCGCCGGCCAGGTCGATCATCTGGTCGACCTCTTGGTCGGTCGAGACGTGGCGGCCGATGAAGATGTGGGCCGTGTAGTCGATCTGGCTCTGCTGGCGGCCGATGCGTTGCACGTCGGCGTTGCCCGGCGTGACGTAAATCACGGGGTTGGCCATGCCCTCGATGTCGACCGTGACCCAGTTCTTTCGCTCGATCGTGATTGGGGAAATCTCCCACGACACGGTATTGAGGCTGGCCGCAAGAGCGTCGGCAATTTCGCGAAGGTAGGACGGCATTGGCCTGCTCGGGAACCGTTGGTGGATTCCCTAGCAGAATGGCACGGCCGGCGGGCGCGAGTGAGGGGGTGGCAGCCGTCTCTCGCCGCTATAGCGCACTACGAAACCGACGCCACCAGCGAGCACGGCACGGCAGCCTGCCCGCCGTCGTCGGCCGTGACCAGATACACGGCGTCCTGCCCGTCGCCTAGGACAGACGACACAACGCCGTGGCGAACAAGGCCACGCCAATGCCAGCTGACCCGCTTCCCAATCATTTCTTTCATGGTCTCTCCCTTCGCTCTGTAGTGCAACTACACCAGCAGGCTCGTCAATTCGTAGGGAATCAACTGCCGTATTTCTTCCAGAATCTTCGCCGTCTCCTCGCTCGGCTCGCCATGCTTACAGATCGCCCGGCAGCGGTTGTCGATCAACTCCAACGCTATCAACGCCTCGCGCCCCGCCAAAGCGTACCGATGCTCGCGCTCGTCGTCCGCGTCGGAGAGGTCGAACTTCAGGATCGCGTGTGCCATGTTTCGCCTTTCGCGAATTGCGAACGATCCCGGCGGGGTCGGCTTGTCGCTTTATCAGTGCGAGGCCTGCCCACCGGGATCGCCCCGATTGTATCCGAGATCGTTCGTGAAGCGTATCAGTTTTGATACGTTTCGGGCGCTCTTCTGGTGCGATAGCGCATACCCAAACGGGTATAGCCGTCTCTAAAGGTGAAGAGCGCACTACGCCACGAACAGCGGCATCTTGGCCTTCGACTGTGCGATCCGCTGCTCTGCCAGTTCGATGTATTCCGGGTTGAGCTCGCAGCCGATGCCGTTGCGGCCTAGTTCAGCAGCCACGGCCAGCGTCGTGCCGCTCCCGGCGAACGGGTCCAGCACCGTGCCGCCTTCTGGGCAGCCAGCCAAGATGCAAGGCTCAACAAGGGCTGGCGGCATGGTGGCAAAGTGAGCACCTTTGTACGGCCGTGTCGTGACGGTCCATACCGACCGCTTGTTTCGCGTCGTTCCCTCCCATGGAACGCTCCCGCACACGCCATCGCGAGGGCAGTCTCGTTCGGTGGCTGGCTTCCGCGACTTGTTGCCGCTGCGCTTCAGGACGGCCTTCATTGGCCCGTTTGTTTTCCCCGGCACGCGGTCGCTGCCCTGCTGGCCTTCCCACGTCGCCTGCGAAACGCGGGAAATGCTGGAGGCCGATACAGGCTCGCTGATGGCCTCGGCGTCGTAGTAGTACCGCTCGCTCTTGGTCAACAAGAAAACGTATTCGTGTGCCTTGGTGCAGCGATCCCTCACGCTCTCAGGCATCGGATTTGGCTTCGCCCAGATGATGTCCTGCCGCAGCCACCAGCCGTCAGCCTGGAGGGCGAAGGCTACACGCCACGGGATGCCTACGAGGTCTTTTGCCTTAATGATTCCTTGCGGTTTGATGCCGCCGGGCTTCGATCCCTGCGTCGTCTGCTTGGCCCCTGCGATGTTCGACGGCGCTGTCGGGCAAAAGCCGCCACCGCCTGCGTAGCTGTCGCCCAGGTTCACCCAGCAAGTCCCATCCTCCCGCAGCGCCCGCCTCACCTCGCGGAACACTTCCACCATGCGGGCGACGTAGGCTTCCGGCGTGGACTCCAGGCCGATCTGCCCGTCGTGGCCGTAGTCACGCAAGCCCCAGTAGGGCGGCGAGGTCACGCAGCAGTGAACGCTGGCGTCGGGGAGCGTCCGCAGCCCTTCGATGCAGTCGCCTTGGATGATCCGGTGCGAGGTCATAGCGCGGTTATACGCGCGCTGTCCAATTCTGAAATGCCCCGAATCGTGCCGAATTGCGCTCTCTTGTGGGAAGACAGCACTACGGCGCGACGGGCCACGGGATCGGCCCCTCGCCTGAGTAGACGCTCGGCAGATCGCGCAGAGCCTGCCGATAGGCGGCCCATGCGGCCCGCTGCGAATCCGTGAGCGGCGAGTCCGCTGCCTGCGTCCAATCCGTCAGGCCCATCAACAGGTCGCGAACGTGCCGCAAATAGGCCATGCGGTCTTCCGGCGCTGGCCTCGCCGCCAACTCGCGGAGCAGTTGCGAGACGAGGCGTGGCGGCTGTGGATCGACGGTGTACGAGGAGCCGTCGAACGACACCGACGCGGAAGCATCC